CGAACAACCCTGATTCGGCAGTCGCGAACGGGTACATGCAAGCCGACGTCAAGGTGAAATACCTGTCGGTGGTGCTGTTCTTCGTCATCAACCTGCAAGGCGGTCAGACGGTGCAAATCCAGTCGAGCGTTCAGTAAAACCCGGCCCGCCTCGCGCGGGCTTTTTCTTTGAGGCTCAAACATGCCGCTCAACGGCTTTACTATCGGTCGCGACCTCTCGGTGAATATCCAGACGCCGGCCGGTCAATTGAATCTCGCGCTGATTACCAAATTCACCGCGAAACCCGACATCACCGACGTCAAGGTGAAGGGTCTCGACGGTCGCACGCGTCACCTTCGCTTCCCTGATGGCTGGTCCGGCTCGTTCGAAGTCGAACGACAAGACTCGACGCTCGACGACTATTTCGCGAGCGAAGAGGCGAACTATTACGCCGGTCTCGACCTCGCGCCGTCGACCATCACCGAAACCATCACCGAAGCGAGCGGCGTCGTGTCGCAGTATCAATTCGTCGGCGTGATTTTCAAACTCGACGATGCCGGCGATTGGGAAGGCGACAAGACCGTGAAGCAAAAGCTTTCGTTCGTCGCAGAACAGCGCATCAAACTCTAATCCACAAGGAACATAAATGACGACAGTCAACGTCCGAAAGAAAGCAGCGGCACCCGCCGATACCCCTTCGAAAGAACTCGTGAAGAAAGCCGCCGAAGCGGTCACGATCGACACGGCGAACGGCCTGACGGTGACGCTGAAGAAGCCGGGCGTTCTGTCGCAGTTCCGGCTCGTGAAGATTCTCGGCGAAGCGGCAAAAAATCAGGTCTACGTCGGCATGGTGATCCCAATCACCTTCGTGACCTCGATCAATGGCGTCGCGGTCAACTACCCGAACACCGAACGCGAAATCGAAGCGATTATCACGCGCCTCGACGAAGAAGGTGTGACCGCGGTCATGCAAGCCGTCGCGGAGAACTTCGGCGGCGAATCGCCCGACGAGCAGAAGGCCGAAGTAAAAAACTAGCGCGCTCCGTTGCGGTTCGCGAAGCGCTCTGGTTGGTTCGGAATGGCGTGCCGTTCGACGTCGCGTTCTCTGTTGACGACGCGACGCGGACGGCTTTTTCAATCGTGTTCTCGGAGTTCGAAGGCAATAAATTCAACTACGAGCGCATGGAATTCGAGAAAGAGTAAATGCGCACATTCAACAGTCTCGGCTCATTCGCGGCCCACTTGCTCTCGCGCGATGCGGCTGTCGCGTTTGCAATGCAATCGGGGCTTGAAACGGTCGCTCAACGCGTGCGCGACACCGCGCGCGAGGAATTAGGCCACTATCAGCCGGCAATCGGCCATTTTGAAGCATGGCCGGAACTCGCTGACGCGACGAAAGATGATCGCGTTCGCAAGGGATTCACAGAGAACGACCCGCTGCTGCGCTCCGGCGATTTGCGCGAGTCGATCAAGGCGGCACACAACCGCACAGAGGCGGTGATCGGCTCCGAGTCCGACGTCGCGGTATATCAGGAACTCGGGACCAATAAAATCCCGCCCCGCCCTTTCCTCGGGCCGGCGGTGCTTCACAACGAGGAATGGATCAAGCGCCTACTCGGGCGCGCGTTCGTCTCCGGCTTTCTCGGTGAAGGCGTCGACGTGAGTACGCAAATGACGTCTCGCGAAATCAGCTAAACGCCTTCGCGACGACATACGTCAGCACGAACAACAGCGCGAACGCGGGCGGCACGATGACCGCGAGCGCGACAGCGGCGGCGGCACGCTTCGCCAGGGTCGGCGCGCTTCGCGCATCGACGCGCCGCACGTTCGGGTATTGGACGAATGAGAACCGATCCGCCGCGAATTCATGGAGTCGAAACCTATAGGATTTTCTCATGTATGAAGCCTTTAAAATTGGCGTGCGCATCTCGCTCGTCAATGGAGTATCGCACGGCTTAATGCAGATGGCGCGTGAGTTTTCGCACGTTGAAGGCACGGTGCAACGCCTTCAGCGCTCGATTCGAAACATGAGCGGCGCGAGCAAAGCCGCTTTCGGCGGAACGATCGCAATCGGCCTGGGGCTTTCGATCGCGGCCTCGCTGAAGCCCGCCATTGATGCCGCGTCGAAGTGGGAGAAAGCGAAAGCCAATTTTAGCTTGTTCGGCATGAGCGACAAGCAAAATCAGGAGGCGTTCGAGTTCGCTAAGAACATGAACATCGCCGGCTCGTCGTATGTCGAAAACCTCAAAAAGATGACCGAAGCGCAAGGCGTGTTTCGGGAATCGGGCCTCACCGGCAGCGCGGCGCTCGAAGGCGCAAAGCTCGCGGCGCCGACGCTCTCGAAACTCGCCGTGCTGTCGAAGGCGAGCGGAAAGGAAATGTCGCACGCGGACGAGATGAACTTTCTGCGCGCGATCGAAGAAACCGGCGGCTTGCATAGCGCGACCGAATTCAACCGGCGAGCGGATTTGTATTACCGCATGGTGAATTCGTCGCAGGGCAATATCAAATACGAAGACTTGCGCGCGTTCTTCGCGCGGGGCGGCGTCTCGGCGCTCAACCTCACCGACTCCGGCCTCTCGAAGCTTGAACCTATCATGGGTTCGATGAAAGGCACGTCAGCCGGTACGGCGCTGATGACGGCATACAACCGGCTGAACGGCAATATCAAGTTGCCGAATCAGATCGTGCACGAACTCATCAACTCGGGTTTGTGGAACGGGCAGAACGTCAAGTTCAACCCGCACGGCGGCGTCGCGAACATTCAGTCGAAAGGCCTGCTCGCGGGCGGTGAATTGCTTCAGCAAGACCCGGCCGAATGGTATGAAAAGTTCGTGCGCCCGATGTACGACAAGATGGGTCTCAAGACCCAAGCCGATCGCGACAATTACAACGTCAAGTTGTTCGGGCGAACTGGCGGCATGCTGTATTCGCAGGTCGATCGCAACCGTAAGACGCTGCTCGACTCAGAGCACGCGGTCGCGCAGCAAAAGGGCATCAATCCGGCGTATCAAACGCTGATGAACACGTTCGACGGCAAGAAGCAAACCGCCGCCGCATCGTGGGAAAAGATTCTGACGAACATCGGCGAGCACGTTTTGCCGATCGTGAATCGCGGCATGGATGCGTTCAACAAGGTTCTGAGCGGCGTCGAGTCGTTCACGAAGAACAATCCCAGCCTGGTGAAGGCGATCGCAGTTGCGGCGGCGCTCTTTGCCGCGCTGCTCGTCGTCGGCGGCGTCGTCGCGGTCGTGGGCGGAACGCTCGTGATGCTCGGCGGCATTATCGGCGGCGCATTGACCGCCGGCATCGCTGCGGCGATGGTCGTGATTCCGGTCGTCGCGGGTCTTCTCGTCGGCTTTTGGGGCGACATCAAAAGCGGGTTCACGTCGTTCGCCTCCTATGTGGTCGAGATTGTCTCGGGCATGTGGGCGAAAGTGAAGTCGTTCCTTCCCGATTTCCTGGTCGGCGCCAGCAAGCCCGGCAATGCACCGCCCGCGGCGACGCCGGATTCTGCGCCGGATAGCCCGAAGGCGGCGACGCCGGCTGACCCTCACGTAAGGACCGCGGCTGATTCGAAGGCGGGCGGCAAGCAAGGCGACGTCTATCTCGACTCGAAGAAGGTCGGTCAAGTGCTGTCTAAGCAAATGGCGAAAGACGCGAGCGCGCCGGGCAACTCGAACACCTTCGATTTCACGTTCGGACAAGCGTCCGCAGGGATGGCTTACTAATGGCGACCGTTCTCACCTTGGGCGATTTCGTATTCACTGAGTACGAAATCCCCGAACACATCAACGTTCGGTCGCGGCATCAGGCGATCGTTCACCGGCTGGTCGGCGGCGCTCGACAGGTCGACATGCTCGGCGCCGATCACGCGCCGCTCGACTGGTCCGGCTGGCTCGTCGGCACGACGGCGCTCGATCGCGCGCTCACGCTGAAGTCGATGCACGACGACGGCTTGCCGCTCACGCTGTCGTGGTCCGAGTTCCTTTACAAAGTCGTCATCACCGAGTTCGAAGCGGACTATCAGCGCGACTATCAGATTCCCTACCGCATCTCATGCACGGTCGTTCAAGACTATCTGAACGACGACGGCGGCGGCGCAGTGCCGACGATCGACGACCTGATGAACGGCGACCTCTCGACCGCGAACACGCTGGCGTCGGGCTTTCCTTCGCTCGCCGCGCCGATGGCGTCGCTAGGCTCGGCGATTAGCGCCGTTTCGTCGTTCGCGAGCGCGGCGAAAAGCACGCTCAACAGCGTTTTGCAACCGCTCAACGCCGTGCGCTCGGAGGTTAAGGTTTTGATTTCGTCGACCGAAAACACGCTGATGAGCGTCACGACGCTCGGCGGCATTCTGCCGAATAACCCGCTGTCGACGAACGTCGCGAAACTCAGCACGCAAATCAACGCGATGACGAATCAAGCCGCGCTCGTGAACCTGAACAGCGTGCTCGGGCGCATGGGTTCGAACGTCGGGCAGATAAACAGTGGTGTGAAAACCGTTCAAGTCTCCGGCGGCTCGCTCTTCGACCTCGCCTCGAAGTATTACGGCAAGGTGAGCGGCTGGACGGCGTTGCAGAAGGCGAACCCGCAGCTCGGCGGCGACACGAACATCAGCGGCAATCAGGCGATCACGATTCCGCCATACACCGACGATTCAGGAGGGATTCTAAGTGCCTAACACCGCCCAGGCGGTACGCGGCGCGGTGAAGTTGGCGACGAAGGGCGGAACTCTTTCGCCGATCAAGGGATGGACGGCGTTCGAAGTTGACAACAACAATTTCCTGAGCGCCGACACATTTTCCGTCACGTTCGCCGCGAACAAACTGCCGGCCGACCGTAGTCTCGCGTGGATCACGAGTCAGACCGAAATTTTCGTTGAGATATTCGCGGGCATCCCTGCGGACGGCTTGAACTGGACGGCCGAAGAACTGACCTCGCTCATTTACGGGCAGGTCGACGCGCTCGAATACGATCCAGTCGCCGGCACGGTGCACATATCCGGTCGCGACCTCACCCGAGTTTTAATCGATTCGAAGACGACGGAAAAATTCCAGAACAAAACCGCGTCACAGATCGCGCAAATCCTCGCCGATCGACACGGCATGAAAGCCAACATCGCCGCGACTAAAACGCTCGCCGGCAAGTTTTACGAAATCGATCACGAGAAGATGACCGCGGCGCGCACCGAATGGGATTTGCTCTGCGAGCTCGCGCGCAACGAGCAGTTTT